GGATATGGTACTAAGTATAAAAGATTGGATATTGGAACAAAACCTTTAACCGAAGAACATAAATTTACAAAATGGTATCCAAAATATACTGAAATAACAGATGAAACTACGGGTATAAAATCTTATGCACAAACTGCATTAGGAGAAAGAACAACCAATAACATGACATGGGATTCTGCAAATAGTGGAATACAAGGACTTGATATATTTCCATCACAAGATGTGTTTGATACATCATTTAAATATTATAAATATGCAAACCAAGTTTGGATTGGATTTAAAAAGTATGGTACAAATGAAATTGTTCCATTTGTTGGTAGTATTAGTGGTATAGCGGAAGATGTTACACCGGAATGGAGTGATTATAAATATGTTGGTTCTCCATTTAAAATTTATAAATATACAGGAGTAGAACGTAGTTTAAAATTTGATTTAAAATTATATTACACAAATGAAATAGAAAAAAATATAATGGTTAAAAAAATTAATTTTTTAAAATCACTTGCATTTCCATTTGATGATGTAGTTAAAGTTGAGTATCCTGGACTATCATCAGATAATAGTCCAATGGTAATTTCTCCAAATTTATTAGAATTAACAATTACAGGATTATATAAAAATTTATTAGGTATAATAGAAACATTAAGTTTTTCTATTGAAGATAATACTACCTGGTCTAATTTTGATTCTAATATGGAAGGTGATTTTTCAAAAAATGAATTATATCCAAGTATAATAAGCGTAAATGTTGGTATGAAAATAATTGAAAACCATAAAGTGGATAAAGGAACTGTTACTAAATACAAATACAATTTTGATGGAATGAATGATGATAAGAATTCAAAATACATTGAAACAACTAAAGAAACTAAATAATGGCAAATAGATACGCATATAGTAAAGTTATACAATCAAATGAAACTAAAAAGCAATATTTAGAATCAACTATATATCCAAAAATAAAAGCAAACGATAATGATTTTTATATCATTTCAGAAGCCGGAGATAGATTGGATTTATTAGCAAATAAATATTATAATGATAAAACCAAATGGTGGATTATAGCAACTGCTAACAATATAAATGATGCAACATTTTATGTAGAACCTGGTATACAATTAAGAATACCATCTGATGTAAATGCAGTTATGAATAGTTTAGAAAAATTAAATAAATAAAGTTATGTTCCCATATCTAGCTCCCGTAAAAGACTGGACTGTTGAAGTTTTTAATGATAGAGAAGCTAATCCTATTGATGATAATTTACTAATACCTTGGATGATATTAACATCCGGTGCTAAAGTATTAAAAACTAAAGTAGCAAGTGATTCTAAAACGGCAGCTGCTGATTATGAATCATTAATATCAAACAGTGATTCTATTGAACAATATTCCGGATGTATTATAAAAAATAATACAACACCTGAATTAAATTATCAATTAAATGAAACAATTGTAGGATTTGATTTTAATGGTAAGCCAATAAAAGTTGATGGTGAAAAAAATAGAAGAATCTCTACTCCAATAATTGAATCAGTTGAAGTAACAACCGATGGTGCAAACAATACTTTAAAAACAGCAAAAATAAATGTTAGATGTTTTTCATTAAAACAATATGAAATGTTTGAATTGTTTTTTTGTAAGCCAGGTATGAATTTACTATTGGAATGGGGTAATAATATTTTAAGTAGAAAAAATTATTCCGATTCTAAAGATGCAGAAAGACCAAAGGCAGCTACCGATGTAACATCATTATTAGTTCCTAAAAATGATTATGATACATATAAACAAAATTTTTCAAATTATTATAGAGTTAATAATGAAACATTTAGAACTTATATGAATAATGTTGAAGCATCTAGAGGTACATACGATTTAGTAGCCGGTAAAGTAACTGATTATAGTTTTTCAATAGATAATGGAACTTATACAGTTATGATTGAAATCTCACAAGGAAATCAAATGACATTGGCAATTCCTGTAAATACAACAGAACCATCCTCAACTGTTAAAGGACAGAATAAAAATATTAAAAATGGTATAGACCAGTGGACTTTGGAATTATGTGCAAATTTGGGTATAGATTATAATAATTTTAAAAAAATAATTGGAAAAGAATGGGAAAATGATTTTTATAATTGGGGAAAGGTAAGTGAAGATAAAAAAGATGAAGGAAGTTCTAAAGATGCATATGTTAGTTTAAGATTTATATTAAAGATATTATTAAATTATATGTTATACAAAGATGGTAGCTTTGTAAGACAGGATTGGGAACTTACATTACCTACATACGATAATAAATCAACGGGCAAACCTATTGAATGTATACCATTTAGATTTCATAAAAATATGATTTCATCTTCTCCGGAAATAATATTTCCAAATGAAGATTTACCTAACATTATTGGAGCTAAAGATAAAGTTGAAATAATAGTAGACCCTAAAAACCGAGTAAATGGTAGAATAAATGGATATTCTATATTAGAAAACACACCATTATCATTAAAAAGAGGAAGTGGTGTTATCAATATAAATGCAGCAAATCCAAATACACCTGATATTAAAAATGGTAATGCATTGAATATATTTATAAATTATAAAAATGTAGCAGAAATTTGGAAAAAATCATATACTAGAATAGATTTTTTAAAATCAATATTAGCTATTTTAAATTCAAATACATATGGTTTAGCTAGATTTCAATATATACCACAAGTTACAGGTGGTAAAGCAACTATTGTAGATATAAAATCAACGGGGGAAGCGGATACTGGTACACAGCCATATAGATTTAAAGTTAATGGTATTAATTCAATTGTAAGAGATTTTAGTTTTAATTTTGAAATGAGTAATTTAATTGCAGGTAGAACTGTATTTAATGCTCAAAAATTTTTAATAGAAGCTCTTAAAAAAGTACCAGCTGGTTCAAAAACAAAAATAGATTTACCACCAGATGCTTATAAAAGTTATGATAATTCTATGTTTGGGAATGCGGATGGGTGGTATTCAATAAATGTAATAGATTTAGAAGCTCTTAAAAAAACATTCAAAGATGCACAGGATAGTAATACAACTGCTCCTACACCAGATGATAAAAAAACAGATGAAGCTAAAACCCTTGCAGAAGCTATAAAAGCAAAATCAATTAAATTCAAAGAAGCTGGAAAAAAAGATTTAAAAATATTAATATTTAATGATGTAGATTTTATTACAAAATTAGTAACATCAGTTGATAATGAAAAAAGTACATTAACACCAATAGATGTTAGTTTGACAATAAATGGATTATCAGGATTAAGTTGTGGTGAATATTTTAAATTAGAAGGTGTTCCTGAAATGTATAATAAAATTGGTGTATTCCAAATTACAAATACATCACATACTATTGATAACGATGGTTGGGTAACTAAAATTGATGCAGGATTTAGAATAAATAAAAAATAGTAAAATGTATAGAGACATAGCAAAAAATTTAGATACATTTGATATAATATTGCCAGATACAATAGTACCTATACCATCGGTTAGTGATTATGAACTTGGATTTATTAGAAGATATTTTACTCAAAAATCAAATGATAATAATGGGCATATTTTTGAAATATCATATGATACTTATAAAAATTTTATAAAAAATCCACTATTTAATTGTATAGATATTAAATGGAGGATAAGAGGGCCAATAAATACCATTTATAAAATGGAAGGTGGGGTAGATGATGTTGGTGTAATAAATGCAAATAAAGCAACATTGGCAACTGCAAGTAAAGAATTGAAAAATATTGGATTATATCTTCCAAATATTTTACAATTTTATAAATAAATTTTGAAATAACAAATATTTTTTGTATATTTGTAGGGTATGAATTTAATAGAAACTAAATCTTCCTTACAATCATTTATCAAATCGAACCCAACAATTGATTTGATAGTACCTGTATGGAGTTCCCATAAAGCACATCCATTTATGAATCGTATATCGTTTATCTATTATAGATTAAACGATGGTATTGATGGTATAATTAATATAAATCATATTGATGCAAAAAAGATTGAGAAATTTCCAATTGATACATTGGTTGGTGAAAATACAATAGTTTTAGCAAGTCGATATGTAGTAACAAAAGGACTTGATTACGAATGGATATACTTTGAACAATATGGTAAACCATTCATATTCAATGAGTTCGCTGAATCGGTGTATAAGGGGTATAGAATCGATTATAAAGAGTTGAATGATTGTATTCCTCTAATGAAGTGGTATGAGGTGTTAAAAGCAATGCCTGTAACAAATAACATTATCCAATCATCAATCACATATTCATCAGCAATCCGAACACTTGGGAGGCTGGAGGGGGCTGGGGTAAAAGTCGAAGAGGAAAAATTTATTGATAGTTTTAGCCTTTCTACGGATTACATCAAAAGAGGATTGGTATACACACAATACAATCCATACACAACAACTGGTCGTCCATCCAATAGACACTTAAACATTAATTACTCTGCCTTAAACAAATCGGATGGGAGTAGGGGATGTTTCATTAGTAGAAATCCAAATGGGACTCTAATTCAATTCGATTATGAATCATACCACATTCGTTTGATTGCCAAATTGATTGGATACGAATTTCCGAAAGGGATTACCGCTCACCAACACTTAGCAGATTTATATGGATGTGATTACGAAACAGCGAAGAAGATAACATTTACTTACCTATATGGGGGATTAGATGATAACGCAAGAGGAATTCCGTTCTTTCAAAAAGTTGAGGGATATATTAGGGAACTATACCAAAAGTTCGTAATCTCCGGCCGTTTAACGACTCCTCTTTATAAGAGGGAAATCCATTTCTCAAAAATTGAAGGAGCGACTGAACAAAAGGTATTTAACTATCTACTTCAGGCGTTGGAAACTGAAATCAATTATATGAAGATTGAGAAGG